AAAGAATTGGTTGTCGTGTTGACCACCATTCAAATGGAGTAGGAGAAGTCCATGCGTAAGGGTGAAAGAACCAAAACTTGGGTATAAACCTAAGGGTTGTCCTTTCGACCATCTAAGGTCTCCCAAAGCGGAAGACCACGTGCCTCTGCTTATTCTTTCAAATAAGTCGAGGTGTATCCTGTCTCTCTGTGGGAAAATCGCCTTTAGAGCGGTTAACTGCAAAGATAGAGGAAAGTGATCTGTTGCTGAGGAGAGGTCAATAGAATGGACCTTACCATCTTGCCAAAGATGGGACTGAATGTGGGGAATTGCATGTGATTGATCAAACGTGCAATCCCAGGGTAGTGTGCGGATTAACCGATAAATCTCTTCGCCTAAAGGGCGGAGAGCTTCTTGGTGAATCCGTAGGGGAGAAGCTATTGATCTTAGCTTCCCACCAGGTTCTTGGAGGAAGTGAATTTCACCTCCATAAGGAATCACCTCTTGCCTCGGATGCGGAAAATTACGGGAATTTTCTCTCGAGTTTTCTGCAACCTGGTTAAGGTGTACCTTTCGCTCACCGATACCATACAACAGTGGTTCATACAACTGTTGGAAGTCTCGGTAAAGCTCCAAACCACTAGAAGTGTTAAATATCTGAAGATCTTCCAGTATATTATCACTTTGTGGAGTGGAGTTGCGACCAAATAACCTAGGTGCCCTCTTATCAGGAGAACCCTGATAAGTCACTAAAGGACGTGGTGCAGTTGCAACACGCCTTGTCGGAATTGTATCACTGACAGTCTTGAAGAATTCCCTGTGAAAGGAATTATCAAGTCCATCAGATGTTTCAGAGGGGTTAATAGATGAAAGGAACTTCTCTCTTTGACCTTGAGAAAGGTCCGGGAGGATGTAGAATGAGTAAGCCATAAAAGCTTGCACAGTTCTAGCAAAGTTCTCTTCAGACAATTTAGCCCAACGAAACAACGATCCGATTATACCGGCTATCTCTCCTCTGCGGTTCTTGCGAACCCAGGTGAGAGGTGGCAAATCGGTCTGAGCGCGGATTAGATCAACCTTAAGACTCTTCAGTCTTTGGATTGTCCACTCCACACCAGAACAATTCTCCCATTTACACAAGAAAGCCACGAATGGCTTAATAGTGTATTTGGGGATACCTATAACGTTAAGACGGTGCTCTACATTCCCCTGACATTGCTGAATCAACAGCATAGTGTCTACCTCCCTTTCATGGGATACGACAATGTCTGGGGGACGACGAGTCCCCTCTTAGTCTTAGGCTGGCTCAGTGCCAGATGGTTTCTTTAATGTACCCTATGATGGCTAACAGTAATCCGATGGAACACCACCATCCTACTGTTTTCCACCTCTGCCTGGAGATCTCGTTATGTCGG